CAATGTTATATCATTAAATGTTTCAATAAATTTTTTATGTTTGGTACTTCTGTTATGTTCTGCTTTGCCAGCACATCTTACTTCAGAACCACACTCGCAAGTAAATGTCTCTTTTTGTTTTGCTAAAATTTTTTCTTTATTTTTTTGATACCATTCATCTTTATATTCCTTAACTGTTTCTTTATTTTCTTCAGCATAATGTTTAGTTTTTTGTTTAATTTCTTCTTTATGTTCTTGATAATATTTTTGCGTTTGTTCTTTAATATGTTCTTTGTGTGATTCGTTATATTCTTTTTTAAAATCTTTGATTTTTTCAGAATTTTTCTCTCTATATTCCTTTTGTTTTTGTTTAAATATTTCTGATTTTTCTTCTTGAGATATTTTGGGTTCTTGTTCTTTTATAATACCACAAAGTTTATTTTGATAATTAATATGAATTTTAGATTGTAAGTGTCTATGTTTATTTCCAAATGTATATTGATTACCACATTCACAATTAATAATTTCTGATTTTTGTTCTTTTAATTTTTCTTTATTTGATTCTCTCCAAGTTTTATGTTTTTCTTTTGCTTCCTCTTTATGTTGTTCTCTATAAATTTTTTTTTCTTCAGATAATTTTTCTTTATTTTTCTCTCTATATTCTTTTTGTTTTTCTGTTATATATTCTTTATGTTCTTCAGCGTATTGTTTTTGATATTCAAGTTTATCTTCTTTATTTTCCTCATAATTTTGTTTGGCTTTTTCAAGAATATCTTCTTTATTTATTTCATACCATTCTTTTTTTTGTTGTTCTTTTTCTTCATTTGTTGTAATAGGACTTACACAATTTAATTCCGCATTTAATGTTTCTATCCAATATCTTTCTCTCATTTCAGCCTCTCTTTTATTATTACATTTGTGTATTTCTATTTGAATCATTGTCCAGTTATTCCATCCACCATTGTTACGAATAAATTTATAAACATGAAGATTATAATTATTAGAATTTTCATTACAACAATTAGTTTTATGATTATTTTTTCTATTTATAAAATTAGTTGTATGACCAATATATATTTCACTAATTGCTGGATTTTTACAACAAAGTTTGTAAATAATTGTCTGTGAATAATCCGTTTGAGTTTTAGGCATATTATAATATACACTGATAATTTATTTCTAAATATTTTACGAATATCTTATAATATTGTATATTATTATTGCCTAGTATATATTTTAAAAATCCTCGGAAAAATTAAATGCTTCTTCACTATTAGTTTTATTAGCTAATGCGTAATCAGGGACACGTTTCTCGAAAAAGTTGGTTTTGCCCTCTAAGCTAATCAACTCCATGAAGTCAAAAGGGTTGATAGCATTATAAATTTTTTTGTATCCAAGTTGAACAACTAAACGGTCAGCAACAAATTTGATATATTGCGTCATTAATTCGGAGTTCATTCCAATTAATTTACATGGTAAAGCCTGACAAATAAATTCGGTTTCAATTTCAACTGCCTCTTTAATAATTTCATGAATGCGAGCCTTGTCAATCTTTTTAACAAGTTTTGAATACAATAACACAGCAAATTCGCAGTGAAGTGCTTCATCTCTCGAAATCAATTCGTTACTGAATGTGAGACCAGGCATTAGACCGCGCTTTTTAAGCCAGTAGATACTACAAAATGCGCCACTAAAGAAAATGCCCTCTACACATGCGAAGGCAACTAATCTGGTGGCAAAACTGCTGCGATTATCATGGATCCATTTTTGTGCCCAATCTGACTTCTTTTTAATACAAGGGAAGTTTTCAATAGCATTAAAGAGTTTCGACTTCTCCTCCTTATCTTTAATATATGTCTCAATTAAAAGACTATAAGTTTCACTATGAATATTTTCCATCGCAATTTGGAAACCGTAAAATGCTCTGGCTTCAGAAACTTGAACATCACTCATAAAACGTGAAGCAAGGTTTTCTAAAACAATTCCATCACTCGCAGCAAAAAATGCCAAAATCATTGATACGAAATGTTTTTCGCCTGGTTCTAAGGTCTCCCAATATGCTAAGTCCTTAGTTAAATCGATTTCTTCGGCTCGCCAAAAACATTCAACTTGTTTTTTATACATATCCCATATATCGTTATATTTAATTGGAAAAGTAACAAATCTATTATCGTCAGGTGCTAGTAAAGGTTCAGTTAAAGTTTTCGACATCCTAAATAATATATTACGAAGATTTTAAATTTGTTTTTAAAATAATAAAATAATTGTTTATTTTAAAGAATGGAAATAGTACCTGTTAATATGCCTTTAGTAAAGAGAGATGAACAATTATTACAAATAGAAGAGTTAATTAATGCCAAAAGAAAAATGTTACTTGATAAACAAAAAAAGTTAAGATTTATATCAAAACAAAATAACTTTTTAGATGCTGTTAAGAACGATTATGCCAAATATTATGGTTATATAGCTAAACAAAAACGCGAACAAATAGCGGCTTTAGACGTGCTTAATAATTATATTCATGACTTAACAATTTCAGGAAAATTAAGTAAACACAACATTGAAGATGCCAAATATGAACAATCCAAAATATTAAATGAACTAAAAAATATTCAAAAGGGATTAGATGGTATTATTAATGATACAAATGATATTAACATTAATTTAAAACAAAAAAATCTAATTTAACATATTTTAATATAAAAATATATATATAAATATGAGTAATCCAAATTTTAAACAAGACTTTGAACAAAGTTTACAACGCTTGGCTCAAATTAATACTGCCATTGATGAAAATCTTAGAGGCAAGCAAGAATTTTCGGCTAGGATAATCCAAAGACTTTCAGCAATAAATGATAAGGTAAAACAGTTAGGTGATGCTATTAGAGCATTAAAAGAACAATTAACTAATTTACAAGCGCAAGCTGCGGCTAATAATGGTCGTATTGAAGATATTGGTACTGAAGTAAATGGGTTAAGAGGACAAATTGCGCAGTTAACTGATCAAAGAGATAAGGCTCTTGCTGAGTTAGATCAACTTAAGAGACAATATCAAACTGATACACAAGCTTTACAAAAAAGAATTGATGATAACGAAGAAAATCTAAGACAATTAACAGACCAAAATTCTGAATTAACTAGGCTACGTGATGCTTTACAGGCTGAATTAGGACAAAAAGGTGATTTAGGCGCAATCCATGCTGATGAACTTAAAAAATTGACAGACAAACACACTCAAGAACTACAACAAAAAGATGAACAATTAAGATTACAACAAGAAGATAATAATGCGAGAATTAAACAATTACAAGACGAAATAGCCGCTAAGGAAGCCGAATTAAATAAGACAATTACAGATATTGGTAATAATACCGCACAGTTACAAGCACAAATTGAACAATTAACTAGAGAAAAACAAGAAAAAGACGCTCAAATTGCTCAATTACAAGGTCAAATTACTGCTTTACAAAATGAAAATCAAGACCTTATAAATAGAATTATAGCTGCTACGCAAGCTATTGCTGCTGCTACTAATAGACTACAAGAATTAAATGACCCCACGGCATTTAATGAAGCTGAGTTAGATGTTAAATTTCAAGAACTCGAGGCATCTGTTCAAGAAATTAGTAACGCTATTCAAGCAGGTCCTCAAAATGTGCCTCAAAATGTTCCTCAACAAAGAATGCCAGGAGATACAATAATACTTTATGAAAATACCCAATTTACATTTGACAATTTACGTAAACAAATCCAGGATAAATCTAGACAAGATGGTAGACCCAATAATAAATATAGTCAGGTATTACAACAATTACAAAGAGCAACTGATGCCGATGATGTAATTACTATTTTAAATAATTCTAATATTATGACAACTAGAAATGGAACTATTAAGGGAGGTAAAAAAACTAAAAAAAATAACAAAGTTAGAAAACAAAAAGGTGGATATACATATAAACTTAATTCAAAAAGAAGAAGTATTACAACATCATCAATAAGGTCATCAACTGGAAGAGGTAGAGGACAATCTAAACGTCGTTAAGTCTTTAATTTTGATAACATGCCTTTTAATTGAGGAAAATGTAAACAATCTTTTGGCCATTTTCCTGTAAGCTCTCTATGTCTTAAGGAATTTATATTACATCTTTTTCTAATTATATTTTTTCTTTCTTTTATAATATTTTTCCATTTTCTTTGTATTAGTCGCAACCAAAATGTTTTTAAAATAGCAACATAATGTCCTGTGTTTAAATAAACACACTCCGTTATTTCAGGTTTAATATAATTTTCTCTTGTAATAATTTGTTTGTAGTTTCTAAAAATATCATGTGTTTGATTATCTAACTCTAGATATCCATTATTTATATTGTTAGCAACATCGTTTATTTGATTCATATCTAGAGTTTTAAATCTAGAATAAACCAAATAATGATATACAACATCTGACGTTACATTTCCATGTAATCTTCTATTATATAACTCGGATATCGAAATATAATATTTTGTTATACCTTGTTCTTCTGGTTCATAAAAGACATGACTATCATCTTCTTCATATTCACTATCGTATTCGATATCATATTCACTATCAGTATATTCTGAGTCTGACATAACTATTATTATCTTTATTAATAAAATAAAAATAATATTTTCAATTTTTTTTTAAATTATATATATATAATGAAAGTTAACTCTAGTGTCTCAATGAAAGTAAACTCTACTGTCTCAAAAATTCTTACAAATAAGTGGGTATTAAATATTATTTCTTTCCTTGCGTTATTTAATGTAATCGGATATATGGTTATGGGAAACTTTAACAATGTTATATTTTTTATAATCTTAGCTGTTCTAGTTAGGAACTTTAGTCATAATATGATTATTGTTTTAGGAACACCTCTAGTAATAGTTAATTTATTTGCCATGAAAAATGGTATAATGGAAGGTTTCAAGGATGGGGCAACCAAGTCTGTTGGCGATAAAGATAAATCTACAGACTCATCTATGGGTAAAAAAGATGAGGATAAAACTCAACAAACTGCGGTATCTCCAATGCTACCTGGAACAGAGGCACCCAAAAAAGATGTAGAAGAGGATTCTGATATAGTTTCTGCCGCTTCTGTTAAAAAGGACTCTTTTGAAGTTGGACGCAGCAAAAATGGCGCTTCAAAAATTGATTATGCATCAACAATTGAAGATGCTTATGACGATTTAAATAAAATTCTTGGAAGTGATGGTATTAAAAGACTTACCGATGACACTCAAGGTTTAATGAAGCAACAAATGGAACTTGCTAAGTCAATGGAAGCAATGACTCCTCTTGTTAAGAGCATTGCTCCAATGATTGGACAAATGCAGGGCATGATGAAAAATATGGACGGAGCAGGTGTTATGGATATTGCCAAAAAGCTTGCTTCTGGCACCAAGTAGTATAAATTAAAAACTTAAAGATATAGAATTTAAATTATTATGGAGTTTTATAAAATATATAAAAGTTTTATTATAAATGAAAAAACTAAGAACTGTAATACAAATAACAATAATATTAAAGAATTTTTTAAAAATAATGGCGATAAAAAAATCAATGAAAATAATAAGAGTACTACAATAATTAAAACAAATTTAGGTGCTGTATTTAAATAAATTGATACTATATTTTATATTATATTGTAATAATATAATATGAAAAAATGTCCACCTGGAGTTATATGTGTTGAAAACTATTCTATGTTTTTTTTTATAATATGTATAGTAATTATTGTTTATTTAATTTATAGTAATTTTAAAGGACAAAACATTACAGTTAATAATAGTCCATCTGAAAAAATAGTTATAAAAGATACTCAAAGAGAGAACGTTGGAGGTTTTGGTAATTGGTTTGGAGGCTTTATTCCTAGTTGGCCTTATACTAATTTACCAAACGATCCTTTATTGAATCCTTATGCTCCTCCATTGAGAGATGAACGTTATTTTATTCCTGGTTTCAATGGAGTTCCTCCTGGAACTGTTCCAATTAATATATCTACAAATATTGGCGCGGTTGATACTGCTTATAGACAGCTAGGTATTTTAACTCCATCTAATGGGTCTAGTAAAGATAGCATTGTTCCATTAATGGGACGACCTTTATTTACAAACAGAGATAAATGGCAATACTATTCTACTAGTAATCAACACAATAATGTTAAACTACCTGTTTCGCGTGCTGGAAGAAGTTGTACAAATGAATATGGATGCGATAAATTATATAACGGCGATACTGTTTATATAGAAGGTGTCAATGAAACGTATAGAGTTACTGTGTATGATAACGACACTATTAAATATTTGCCTTTTGTTTAAATAATAGAATATTAAAATTTCATATTTTATTATTTCAAACAACATATATTTAAAATAAAATACTCTTATAATATTATAATATATATATATTATGGAATCAAGAAATGTCTATCTATATTGGGTTGGTAAAGAATATAAATTAATTTCTATATTAAGGAATTTAATATATTTACATTCAACAAATGGCATCGGTTATAAAATACATTTAATAACAGATAAAAATATAAAAGATTATATAAAAAATATACCAGACTATTTTTATACATTATCTCCTAATCATCAGTCGGATTTTGTAAGAATTAATGTTATTTGCGATTATGGAGGTATGTGGTTAGATAGTGATACAATTGTCTTAAGTTCACTTGATAGTTTATTTGATTATATTGAAAATAAAAATGGGTTTTTTATAAAAGAAGATAATACTACATTATGTCCTGGTGTTTTTGGAAGTAGATCAAATACACCTTTAATGGTAGAATTGAAAACTGAAATGATGAAGAT